TATCTAACCCAGACATCGCGCCAAGTTCGCCTACCCCTGCGCCTATACCGCCAGAGATTGCGCCAGACTTAAAGCCTTTAGAGAAATCGCCGCCCATTGCCTCTGATAAGCCGCCCTGTAAAACCCCAGACACTAGCGCATTAGCACCAATATTTGCAGCTACCTGTGGTATGCCAAGAGAAGCTAGGCCACTTGCTACTCCCCCCGCTACCCCTCCCGTGACGTTACCTAAAAGCGCACCTGCCCCACCAAAAGGCAGTGAAGCAATTGCAGCAATTTTTAAGGCGTTAGCTACATTCTTAGCATCAGGGTGCTCGCCTTTGTAATACTTTGGATCTCCGATAGGTATAAGTTTATCGCCTTGAGGGATGTAAGCTTGCGCCATGCGCTCGCGGTCTCTACCACCTGTAGCACCCCCCATGAACAGCACAACATTGCCAGAGTTAATTTCTTCAGGAGTGAGGGCGTTTAAATCAGTTTCTACAGGGTTGCCTTTTTCATCTTTTTTATAGGCTTTAAGGAACACCGACTTATGCCCTAACTGATCTTTAAACTTTTCACTAAGAATATCCCCCGCAGTCTTGTTAACTGTGTCAGTTTTTTGTTCGTACCCACCTTCTTCGCCCTGCCCTACGTATTCCAATCTAGAGCGCTCATACGTACCAAAATCCTTCAGCCCAGCAAACGGATTAGCAAGTGCTTGCCCCGCAGTCCAGCTTGTGCCACCTTTAGGCGTTGTACCGTATTGCGTGGCTCGACCTGATAAATATTTATCTAACGCTTGCTGTTGGGCAATACCCTGCGCTTTTTGCAGTGCAGCAAACTGCTCGGGGGTCAGGGTTTTAGCGGAGGTAGTCATGCTATTCAATCCCCGAAACGAGGGTAGCCGTCAGGATGACTGATGGTATCGCAGGTCGCGTCGGTGAGGAAGGGGCAGTATAGTATTCGATGTAAGTGTTGGTGTTGGAACTGCGCCAGTAAAGCTGAATGTAGTCGTTAGGCGTTACGTCCACAATGAAGTTTAAAGCAGCAATCACATGGTATGGATCGCCAGCAGACTTACGTGGGGCTAAACCAAACCGGCTGTTGGAGTCGGCAATATCCTGACCATTCTTACGAAACCAAATATCTACGTCTTGAGTGGCGTTGTCGTCGTTAGAAAGCTGAACGCTGAACTGAATATTGTACAGACCGGGGTAATCGAAATGAATTTCGGAGCTATTTAGGATTTTAACGCCGTTAGAAATGCTTGTTGTGTTGTACGTGATAGCGTAAGCCGTTGTGGTTGAAGCAGCCGTTTGATCCGTCGTATCGTAAAAAGACCCCAGCGGAAGCTGCACATACTGCCCGCCATAAGTGCCGAAAAGAGAAAGTAAGTTGTTATTGAGCCTATTGAAGTACAGACGCAAGACGTTATTAAATTGCTCCTGATAACGCGAGTCATACTGCGGTGGAGCTAATGGTAGATTAGGCGCAGCGGGATGTTGGATAAAGCTCATCGTCTACCATCCGGCCTAATATCGATACGGGGTGCTCCTAATTGCCAAGTTGTACCTAAACCGTCAGAAGATATTTCAATAATCATCTGCCGCCCACGGATGCGGGTGTAAATAATATTCGTGAACTGCTCAATCGTAACGGTGGACGTACGGACAACAGCTTTAGCAGCCTCAGTGTTAAACCCAGACCCTGAACCGTTCATGCCGTACATGGTCATAGTAACTTGCGGTGTATCCGCAGTTGACCCTTGGAATGTTAGATCCGGCACCATGCGCCAGATAAACCCAAACTTCTCACCATCGTCGATGTCAAATTCAGCAGACTCAATATACGCAACAATCGGCAAAGTTGTAGCCGTTTCGTTATCGTCAATACCATATTCATGGTTAACAAGGTTGTAGTTATAAGTAGCCGCTTGTGGGTAAGCACGTAAACCAGAATCAATCCAAGCTGTACGTGCCATCGTACCGTAATACCAAACATCTTCTACGTAGTTGTACACCACATAAGCATCGACCGCAGTGACGTTAGCGGTACAGTAAAACCACCATACTTCATTAAAGCCTTCGTTAGTACCAGCAAATACTTGCTGGTATTGGTTTTGGTTTAAGTTTCCAAAAACATGCCGACGAAGATCGCAACGAAGGGTTTGTACTCGACCGTCATACACATAAAACTTATCAACGCCCATCCAAAATACACGCCCCGAAGCAACTGCTGCGGCGTTTTGGCTAACGATTGAAACATTATCACCAAGCAATTGCGAAGACCAAACAACAGGCGCACCAACATATTGAAGCGAGTAAAGCGAAGAATCGGTCCACACTACAATTTCTTGACGGGTTTGCAGTGCTGTGATGATTTGGGAGCCATGCGATAAGCGCACTGATCCCGCTTGGTTAAGTGAAGAAGGCACCCAATCAACTACCGATTCTTGATTGCTCCAACGAATAAGCATGGGGTCAAGCGTGGCGCTACCATAATCCGTCGTACCAAACAGCAACACAAACCGAGAAGTGTCAGATACAAGGATGTAATTTTGTAAAGTGGGTACGTCAACTAAAAGGCTAACGCTGTGAGTGCCGGATTGAGAACCTGATGTATCAATAATTGCGCCTGTGGGGGTAGCCGAAAGATTTGCCGTTGCCCCATCAACGTTACGTAAATAATAGGTTGTAGCTGTGGACAAGCCTGTCGGTAACGCACCTGTCGTGGAAAACTGCACGGCTGTGCCTTCAGCAAGTAACACAGAAAACGTAGCTACACAGGGTGTAGCAATTGTGAAAGTTACAGTACCCCCCAGCGTATTGACGTTTACACCTCTAGTGGTAACACCGTTTGTGGCATCCCAGTAATACAACCCACCACCGCGAGGGCCAAAAATAAGATCTTCCCCCCAATTATTAGCTGACCAAATACGAATAGAGATTGAGGAAGTAAGTCCGTTACCCCAAGATCCAAGTCCCCACCAACTAGCACCCCAACCAGAAAGCGGTTCTTGAATAGCTGGGCCTACAGTTAATTGAAACGCAGCAGATACACTAGCACCACCATAAGATCCGGCGCTGATAGCACTACCTGTAGTTATTGTAAAAGTTGTCGTTGTAGGAACAGTAACGATTTGAAACTCAGCGTTAAACGTTGTGTCGTACGTACCTGTAGCCCCAGAGAAAGTTACAAAATCCCCAATCCCTGCACCGTGATCAGCCGAGGTTGTAACTGTAACAGTGGTTGTACCATTACCTGTAAAAGGATTATTAGGTAGTGTCACAGTTGAGCGAATAGGTGTGATGTCGTTATAAGACCCATCACGCTCGATGTAATACTTCAGGTTTGTACCAACACCCATGAGGTTTTGAAATGTCAGCGTAACCCAATTCCACAAAGAACGACAAACACCTTGAAATGTATTTGCGGAAATGCGCTGCCAACCACCAATTTTTTCAGGGGTGCCCTGACGAAACCGTACTTTGTCACTAACGTACCAGCCGTTTTCGTTGGTGTACCGAGTGTTCTCTTTGTTAACCCCCGGCTTAAACAGGATCTTCTTGAGCATAGCTCACCTCATCAAGGCAGCTTCGGCGGCACGGCGACGAGTAAGACCGGGGAGGACTCGACCCGCAGCTTTATTCCAGAGAAGGCACTGATCTGCTGCACCATCCCAATCTCCCGCATCAACCCGCTTTTTGAACGTGGAAACCCGATAGTTCCCTAAGCCGCAATTGTAAACCCATGAAGTGACAGCGGCAATGCGTCGGGGCAGTGCGGTTTGAATCTTTGGGGAGAACTTAAATAAACCCCTGAGAAAGTATTCAACGTGGTGATCCAGTGCATCTTCGCATTGCTCAATCGTCCAGACCGTGCCGGGGTTAATGTCAGGGCCGGTTGCACCCCAGCCAATTGTCCAAGGATGCCCACGGGTTCCGGGGTCGGGATAAGCTGTTACGCGTCCGTCAGGCAAACGCTTTGCTAGCCCTTCAAAGGGTTTGATTAATACATCCTTACAAAGTTGCTTGGCTTCATTCACGATTTGTTATATTTTTCTATGCTTCTACCAACGAACCAAAAAGTGAGCATCATGTTTAACATGGCAAAATCGTCTTCGTCATAGGACTTGGTTAGTACCTCAGCCCAATTAGCGTTAGTCTGGAAGGCAATCGTCAGGCCAGCAGCTTTGACAGCCACGTATACGCCAAAAGCAATCCAAGTAAGACCGGGGCGGGTAACAGCAGTGATAAAGCTAGCGAACCAGCCAGCCTCTTTTGCGGTCTGGGCCTGTTCCTTAAATGCTTCCTTAATGGTGTCCATCTGCTGGATAGAGTAGTCAACATACTTCTCCTCCATCTTGAACTCACCCCGCATCTTCTCCAGATCGGTCTGGAGCTGGAACATACTTAACTCGTGCTGACGCTCGTTCTTTTTGTCCAAAAACTTGAGGACTTCAGGGGCGAGTCGAAACAGACCTCCAAAGATACTGCCAAGCAAACCACCACCGAGTAATTCAAACATTATCGTTTCCCCAGCTTTTCGCGTTCCTCAAGCAGCCTGACTTTGACCTGAAGTTCGTTGATGTGCTGCATGAGTTGCTCTTTCTGCAAAGCACGCTTCTCGGCACTGATAGGCGAGTCAGTCGGCACACCTTCACGGGTAATTAGTGCTGGCATTTGCCCTTCAATTTTAGTAAGCCGTTCGCTAAAACTAGCCACTTGACCAAGCAGCCAAGCAAGTGCGGCTACCACTATGGGGATAATTGCTTTAAGAACATCAGACCAAGCCATTTATTCCTCCACAATTACTGCGGTGTCGGTGTCGGCAAACCAAAGCATCTTACCTCGACAAGCAATGTTGTAATCCTGACCGTTGGTATCCAACTCGCTCCAAGTCGGCACTCTGATCTGCAAATGTCGTGCAAGGTGTTCGTGCCCATTCTCAAAGACCCGCCAGACATGCTCTATGCTCCCTCGCCCTGGCTGACCTCGGCTTTTGTTAAACCGAATTTTGTAATACTTCACTTGAGTAAACTAAAGGTTTCCAATCCTTTCCAAATTTCTCTCTAATTAGATTTTTTACTTCCCCTCTGTTTGAAGAAAATAAAGGTTCAATTAAAAAATCAGGGGCTATAATTTCTTCGTCTATTGTTCGTAAAGCATGAATGCACGTACATACCGTGTCAGACTCTAAAGCTGTTATACGATGCTGTAAGTCTTTTTTCACCAAAATAAACCCAGGTGCAACAAACTCTTTTTGGTGTGTTACCTCTCCTAAGTTATTTAAAGTTTCATACAGAACGCGCCCTTTACTTAATAAAGTTAAATGGTCATATGTATGGCAATGCCCATGTTCTACATCACCCTCATCTTGAAAATACATTAAACGACAAAAAACATTACTAATTGCTGCAAGCGTAATTAAAGGTTGTTTCATAATGGTTTTATAATGGTCTTATAGGCCAAATAATATCGTCAGGAAAACCTGCTTGAAGCCTAATTTCACGCAACCCACGACGATACTCAATCCACGCAGCTTTATCACCAGCAGTCATCGGCACATCAGGCAGCATTGACCAATCCGACTCTTGCAGCATTTTTTTAGCGCGATCCCATTCAAGCTGCGCTTTGGTTGCTACGGCTGGAGGGGGTGGTGCTTCGCCAACCTGAATCCAACCTTGGTCGTTATAGGCTTCACCCAACCAAGACAAATCACCTAACCGATCCGCAAAGCCATGAAGACCGAAGATCGGCCCCCAATTTTCAGGTAGTGGTTGCGGCTCGTTTAGTGCTTCGCCGGTTGACAGTTTTTTTAGTTGCCACAGGCTCATTTTGTTTCCTTTCAATATTTAACCCAGGTTGTCTCTCCGGGACGGGTAATGCTGCTGCCGTTTGCTGGTTCTCATGCCAACCTTTAGGAAAAGGCGCAAATCCTTCAGCACGCCTCCACTCTCCGGGTTGCTCGCCTCGATAATGTGCAAGTTCTTCTTCCGTGTATTTCCAATCCCGCCAACTCGAAAAATCTTTTCTTGGTTGAATGTGTATATGGCATCCAACACTTGCTGCTAGTTGATGGATAAATTCAATAACTTCTACTGGTTGTAAAATGCACCACAAATACCTATTGTTAGCTCTCATGGAGATTTCAGTAATACCCCCAAAAGCCGTTCCAACTGTAACTGAACGGGCACGATTTAAATCCCCCAATCTTGCTTCAAGCTGCATTTGGGCTTCAATTTGTTTCATTTTGGGATTCATTGTGGGTTCCATGAAATTGTTATAGGTCCGTTTGCCGTAACTGGGTAATTAGCCCCAGGAGAAACAGATATACAAT